AATACTTCCAGGAGGTCGAAGACATGCAAAGAGGCATATATTACAAAACCAGATATAACCGCAACATAAAAGCAAATCCAATAATTAAATTTATACTGCACCGCAGCACCAGAAAAAACCAGGATTATAAACTAATAAACCATCATGTTTTTAAATCCAGGTATACAAAGAAAAACGGGAGGATTTAAACACAATGATAATAATAATATTTTTTATAATAACCATGATATTTTTATTACTAATCCTGGAAATAGATATTAAATTATACCTGGTAATAATTGCAGCTATTGCAGCAATAAGTATTAAAATATATCCATTCTAAAATATTACTTTTTCTTTTTTCCCTTTTTCTTTTTCCTATTGTGAACCACTACCCGATGAAATACCAGAAGGATAATATTTATAATAATTCTTAATAGTGATCCTTTAATCATCATCAAATATATAATAGGTAAACCATTATAAAATTCTACACAACAACAACAAACCAGGATTATAAATATAATAATCATTACCAGGATATAAAAAAAGACGGGAGCACCACGCACCACAGCAGCAAATTTTTATAATCGGGATCACTAGAAGGATTATATTTATTTTCTTTTTTTCATCAATTGCATTAATAATATTTTTTCTTTTTCATCATATCCAATTAATATTAAATATCTAAGTCATCGGATTATATTTTCTTTACTGCTGCAAGGTTTACCGGGATTATATTTTCTTTTTCTATTCTTAATAATTGTTATCTGGTAAAGAATCCAGGAGTAAAAACCCCGATATTAACCCGGTTTTTAATCTATAAACACATTAAATTTAATTATTGTTTTTATTGTTGTAGATGAAAGCAGCAGCACCGGCGGCAAGTTGAAAAAATTTAAAACATCACAAAAAAGGCGGGAGGCGCCCTTACACACATACCTATAAATATGGTATAGTGTTTTTGTATTATAACATTGTTATATTATTTGGGTGTTATTTGGGCTTTTTATTATTTTTTTTTTGGAAAATTTTTTTAGAAATTTTTTTATAAAATAAGGTAGGATAGGAGTTCACAGGTATAGAGTCGGCTTTTAAGGAGTCTATTTTTATATATTATATATTATTATATATTATTTTATTAAATAAATATATTATATTATATATTATGGCTTTTGGGCTTATTTCCTTTGGCTTTGTCTTTCTGATTGTGTTACAATGTTACAATGTTACATCTTATACTTATTATAAAATTGTTACATTGTTACAATGCTGCATTGAGTATTGACCTACTTTTTGAAAAAAGGTACCCCCCTCTAAGGAGGTGTAACATTGTAACATCTATATTTTCTCTTCACTTTGCCCTATGGATTTTGGAGTTATGGTCGGAAAGTATGTTACATTTGAAATGTAACATGGTTTTGGGTATTAAGATTTGCTATAAATGGTTTTGCGTTGGATAATTTTTTAGTTGTTATTATCTTGTGTTTATTTTTTAGGTTTTTTAGGTTTACCTAAATATTTTTAAATAGCTAAAAATCCCCCATTGATTAAACGGAGAAAAAAATCGTGTTACATTCCAAATGTAACATGGTTTGCAATGTTTTTGAAAATTGTTTGCAAAATTATATTTTGGAGTTAAATTCGCCCAATAGTCAAATGCCCTAAAATCCGTTCTAATAAGAGTAATATCGGTAGAGAGGACTACTCTCTAAAAAAAAGATTTTTCTTAGGTGTGAAGAAGAAAGCAATTTCTACCATGTTTAAATCAGCTATTTTAGCAGTTTTTCTTCAAAATTTTGTCATCTGTGAAGTCTTATATGGGATAATAGACGGGGTTTAATGGTTTTGGTTCGTATCAGACCCTTCATATGAATTATTTATCACTTTCGTTCCTCCCCGTTTTTATTATCCTGTATTCCACTTCATAGGACAAGACTCCCGCCCGGAAAATTTTTTTTTAAATGATAATATGATTTGCTATGGTTACTTATTCGGATTTATACGACTGATAAAAGATACACATCACGACGAAGTCTTTATAGAGAAGACTCAACTCGTTGTAATGGAAAATAATCGATGGTTATACACTTATTCAGAGTTAGTAGCGATAGCTAACGAACTCGGTTATGGAAGAGTAACTGTAATTGATTATACAAAGGTGATGGAATAATGGAATTTAACCAGAATAATGTTTCTACAATTGTTTCTATGATATTTCCATTTGTATCTGCGGTTTTAATCCATTTTGGAATAACAGTAGACCAGCAAATTTTAACAGCGTTCTTATGTGCAGTTGTTGAATTAGGTTTCTTAATATGGTCTGCACGTAACCCAAACCAAATGGGAATTTTTGGAAATAAACAACCAGTTACCATAGAAGATGATGGTGTACTAAACGATGAATATGTAACTGGTGATGACGATGGGTGTTAGTGAGCATTTGTGTCCGCATGAGGAAGAGTTTCAGAATTATGGTAAGAAAATTGCGGAGTTAGAAGCTCACGTGCAATATAAGGATAAAAGGATTGACGAGTTAATTAGCGATCAAAAGAAGATGGAAGATAAGATTGATAAGATTGATGATAAACTGGATATGATTATTTTAAAGTCCGTTCAAGGCGATAGCGACATTGACAAAAGAGTTACATCGTTAGAAACCACTGTCAAGGTTATTAAATATGTTGGCGGGTTATTGTTCGGGTCTGGAATCATATGGGCTATTATCAATTTCATACCGCATTAGAGGTGATAAAGTATGCCTACGAAGTTAGGTAAACCGCATGAACCTAAATTCTTACAAAATGATTACAAGAAAAAATTCGATACCGCAGCAGAAATGGTGCGTAAAGGATTACCTCCTAAAAATGCTTTGAAAGCTATGGGAGTTCATGAGCAGACATGGTATTCTTGGGTTCGTTTTGTTGAAGAGGACATAGAAGCGGGATTTACGAATACTCCATTAGTTAAGTTTATGACTCGGTTAGCTGCTATTGATGAGGAGACACATCAAGACCTTGTCGGCGAGGCGATTAGTAAAGCGAAAGATGGTGATTCTCAATTGTTAATGTTCCTGTTGAAAACTCGTTATGGTTATAAGGATAGTAAGAAGCAGGAAGTTGAGTTGTCTACTAAGGAAGATGCTCCTGTTGTCTTTAATGTTGTAGATATGAAACCATTGGATAATGACGAATAGGTGATAGTTGTGGCTGCTACTGTTGAATTAGAATTGACTCCGACTCAAAGGCAATGGTTTGATGACCGTACTCGTGAGTTGTTAATTGAAGGTTCAGCTGGTAGTGGTAAAACTATTTTTGCTTGTTTAAAATCCATTAAATATGGTTTAGAGTATAAAAATGCTTCTATTTACATTTATCGTAAGACTCTACCGTCTCTGAAAAGAACTAGTTTGAAAGAGATTCGAGGTTTGTTAGGTAAATATCATATTCCGTATGATGAGAATAAATCGGAAGGACGCATTGTTTTGGAGCAAACTGGCTCCACAATGTATTTCGGGGCGTTAGACGAGTCCAGTAAAGTCCGTTCGATAAATGCAGATATGATATACATCGAACAAGCAGAAGAGATTACGGATACCGAGTTTTACACTGAATTAATGCTTAGGTTAGGAAGAGGCGAAGCGTCAAAACAACCCGGCGGCTACTCTCAAATGCTGATGGTAGTACAACCTGAGGACGAAGAACACTGGATTTACAAGAGATTTCATGAATATTACGACGCTACAAACAAGTACGAACGTGAAAAACGGGAAAACCAATCATTAGGAAAACCAGTTCGCACCTACGATGAAATTTTAGCAGAAATCCAGGCAAGACGTAAAAAAGCACATTTCCACTACAAAGAGAACTTAAAGCTACCAAAATTCCAAAGAGACTATTACGATGCACTGAAAGACGAAGATTACGAATTATGGTTAAGATACAGTGCTGGAAGATGGGGTAAACTTTCAAATGTTATTTATCCAAATTATGATACTGTTGTTACTCGTAATCACTATGATTTTTATAATTTCGGCATTGATTTTGGTTTCAACAATCCTAGCTGCTTTTTATTACTGGGTTGGTATGATAATGAATGCTATGTCTTAGACGAGGTTTATGAGAGAGAATTAACCACTGGCGAGTTGATTAGTCAGTGCGAAGACATGCTATTTGATAATAATTTACTAGTAAGTCATCTGTCTACTGGGTATGGTGATGCCGCAGAACCTGATCGTATTGAAGAGTTTAGTCAGGCGGGTTTCCCGATAGAACCGGGAGTCAAAGATGTGTCTGGTAAAATCAACACTACAAAGCAGACAAAGATTCATATCCACCCACGTTGCGTGAATACGATAAAGGAGATTAAAGGTTACATTTACAAGAAAAACAAAGACGGGGTTGTATTGGACGTTCCAGTAAAAGTAAACGACCACGCAATGGACGCATTAGGATACGGTGTTTACGGTGTGCGTGGAGCATTGTCCCCGAATAAACCTCATAATGACGAATATTACGAAGAGAACATAATGGTTTTCTAAGAATTAGTAAGGTGATATTAATGGAGATTAGTCTAAAACCATTCAAAAGAATTATAAAAGGTGTAAGATTAGATAACGCCGAACAGTCAGCGATTCATGAAATCGGTATCGATGACGTGGATATGAACATTGACGAGAAGAGTATTGACTGGGACGATGAATTACCATCATTAATAAAACCTACAATTAAAAATTTCCGTTTATGTTATGAAAAATCTGAAACTGTTAAAGGTATTATTGAAGATTTAGTTATCAAATCAATCAGTGGCTGGGTTCTTGAAGGTAATAATCAAGAAGCAATCGATTATATTAACGAGGAAGCTAAAAGATTGGATTTTATGAGTTTATTCCATGAAGTAGCTACTAATAACATTGTTTCTGGTGCAATGTACCATAATATTGTTAAGAAAAAAGGTAAATTGTATCTTCGGGAATTAGCTTTTGATGGTGAGAATTATCGTATTAAAGAAATTTACGATGACGAGACCGGTTCAGAGATTATCGGTTATAAGCAGAGGGTTTTAAAGAACCGCAATACTAATAAGGATTGGTTAAAAACTGCATATTTCGATTTGAATGAGGAATTAGAAGCTGTTGAATTTGATTTCTTACCAGAGGAAGTGTTAGCTTCTCATTTCTTTGAAAGGCATGGTAAATACAAGTCTATGGTCGAGAATGTCATGGACGAAGCATATATGTTAAATTTATTATTAAGAATGATGCCTCAAATCGTATTCAAACAAACCAATACAATGATTCTACACGGTGGAAACAAGGATAGAAAAGAAGTGAATCTCGGTAAAAGGATTATCAAGAAAGCTGTTGCAGCAATCACAAATTACCACCGTAAAGGTGTCGTATACCTCCCATACGGTTTAGACGCCGAAATGATTGGAGATACCAATCTCCCAAAACTTCAAGATTACGTTTCAAGATTAGAAAAGACAATACACATCGGATTATCAACTCCACCGTCAGTGTTCGATGGAAGTTCATCTAATAGATCTACTGCGGTAGTTCAATTAGATAGTGAAAAATCTGGTAGAGTATTGTTCCAACAATTTATCCAGTATAAGCTAACTCAATGGATTCAGAATGTTATTAATATCTTATTGGAAATGCGTGGTTACGAACAGGATTCAGTCTGGGTTAATTTCAATCCGGTTGTAAACACTGATGACGACGGTAACAGCGATGAACAGGATATTAAAACAGAAAACGGTACTATCTCCACAAGTAAACCCGGCGACGGTTTGAATTTAGATAGTATTAATGACACTGAACGAGGTGTTGCAAGTGCCGCTACTTGAATCTGTTCCGAATGTCCCAACTCATGAAGAGTTTTACGGTCTAATCGATAACGAGATAACAGACCGTGAATTTGACTCCGATAATAAAGACGAGGACATTAAACACTTGATAGTGTTGGCATTGAGTTTATTACAAGATTTTTATTTACAAGTTCAATTTTACACAGCTTACGATATTCTAACTGAAAAATTTAAAAAAGAGTTAGACAACTTCAATGTTGAGTTAAAAGAGAGTCTATGGATACTCTTCCGTGAGTATTTAGATACTCTCGAAGCAGAAGGTAATGTTAAATACGAAATCCCATCTGGAACCGTTGATACAAATATTGATTTACAAAGTGTAATCGATAGCAGTGTTGATGCAGTTACAGGCACTTTATATGTTGATTTAAAGAACAAAGCGGATTTCTACCATGATGTAGCAATAGCTACCGGTGCTTTTAGCTTACATGCTGATTTTCGTAGAGCTATTAAAAAATTAACTAATAAAATTGATTTTAACGCACAGTATTCTCAAAAACTAATGGAGCGTAAGTTTCAAGAGTTTGTTTACGGGCAAGAAGCATTATTCTATTGGATATGCAGCGGACGTAATACTTGTGCATGGTGTTATGAAATCGAGGCAATGTCCCCGATGCCATTATCCATGTTACCAGTAGACCACCCAAACGGAATGTGCCGCACTGAACCCGTTAAACCTGATGAATATACTGATGACTACTTAAAAATAAGAGGGTGGATATAGATGGTTAGAGTTTCTATTTTCAAACCTTGTACATTAGATTACCCGCAATTAGAAAAACCTGTAAAGTATACAGAAGATTTTCTTAAAGAAATTGCAAGTTCCACAGTATTGTCTGATCTTGTCGATGAACATTACGGTAAGACTATCGGGCAAGTTTCAAACTTATCACTTACAGATGGCGAATTGTTTTTAGATGTACCTGATGAGTATAAAGATTCTAAATTCAGTCCGTCTTTCGAGAACTTAGATTTAGTTGATGAGGGCGATTATTTCCTTGCAACTAACGGTAGTTTAATTGAAGTTGCGACTACCAAAGTTCCACGTTTAGATAATAGTGATGATGGAGGAAGTAAAATGGCAGACGAAGGCGAAGGAAGTAAATTAACTAACGAATACCTTGCGAAAGAGGTAGAACGTCTGAATAAAGAGATTGCTAAAAAAGACTTAGCTATTGAAAGGAATAAGGAAAAGCTTGACAAATACGATGAACTGGAAAAGGAAGTCGAAGAGTTAAGAGAGTCCAAAGAAAAGAATGAGAAGTTACTGGAAGAGCAGAAACCAATCGTAGATAGTTTCAAGAAGTTTCAAGAAGAGGAACATGAGAAGCTATTAGAAACTGCCTCACAAGGTAACGCAGAACTCAAAGAAAGATACGCTCATTTTAGCAATGACGATTTAAAGCTCATAATTGATACTCACGTTGAAGACCAACCTGCAAAAGGTGCCGGTGCTAATAATGCTCCGGGACTAAACGAAGGCAATGGTGATAACAGTGAGGAAGCTAAACAAGAGGAACGTCAAAAGGCGGTCGAAGGAATGTTTAGCGATTTATTTACACAGGAGGAATAAGGACATGGATTTAATAAGTGCCGGAAGACCTAGTAGGGATTACACAAACGTACGTAAAAAATTCACCGTAACTCTCTACGAAGGCGATTTAAAATACACAAAAAACGGAATCGATAGAAAAACTGGCAGAACTGTCGGACAACACAGTTTAACCGCACCTATCGAATTACACAGGATTTTAGAGATACACGCAGACTCTACTCCTAGAAACATTTTGCTTAAACCAGCAGCATCTGAATCTACAAAAGCAGTTGCAAAATTACTGTTTGATCCAGAAATGACCTGGAAACCTGATGCACAATACACTACTAAAAACAGGTTACCACAGGAAGACTGCGAATTTGGAAGCTACCCAAATAGGTCAGCAACCGTCGAATGGTTTGGTAAAGCTGTTGATGAGGTACACATCGTAGCAGAAAACGAAGCAATTAAACCTTACGATTGCCTCGAATATGTTGGCTTTGTCAATGGTGTAGAGGTATTCCAAAAATCCAGTGGAGTAACTAACCTTTTAGCATTAGCTAACGTACCAGCATTAGCTTCTGACGTATGCCCAGTATTAGAAGGTTACGAGTTCTACGGAGCAGTGAAAGACTAAGGAGGATTGATTTTATATGATTTTCGGAAGCAAACAAATCGAATACTTACTTAATCCTGAAAGTGTTGAAAGAGTTATCCATCAATACAGTCGTACTCCTATGAGTATGCTTACTTTATTTGAACCTCAAAACAATAACGGGGAAAAACACTTCCAATACGATTATAGTAAAAGAACCTACGAAACTGATATTGCAGCAGGTATTTTACCTGAACCTGTTGAATTAACAGAAGGTTCCGAGTTCCCACAAGTAAGTTTCAGCGGAATCCAAGAAGAGTATGGTAACATGACTAAATTCGGATTTGAAGTTGAATTTACTAAGGAATCTGCTAAAAACCCAAGAAACTTCGCATTTTTCAAGAATTGTGTTAGAGATATGGGTTTAACTATGATGAGAATGATTAATAGGTTCTCATTCTACGAATTAAACGCAAGTGCCGGTTTAGTAAACCCAATTACTCTCGGAGACGGTGCATGGGTAACCGGAAACGAAGCAGTCGATGACGACGTCATTGCTTTAATCAGAGCAATGAGGAATCAGCAAAACTACGAAGGACAATTCAATATCACCGATATGTATGTCTCCCAAACTGCATATGATAGTGCAGAAGATTTATACAAAGTCCTTTTACCTAGCGGACAATTTACCGGAGTTGCTAACGGGGTAAACATCAATGTAGCAAAAGAAATTAGCTCTGGATTAATTGCTATTGACCGTAACGCTCACCCAGCAATCTGGTATTACAACACAGATGAATCTGATAACAGATTAAACAACCCAGAGGTTCCAAATTCATCTATTATTAACGTCCACTACTTTGAAGACAAAGATACTGATAAACTTCCTCAAACATTTGGTTACCAATTGTATGTGGAATTAGGTTTAGCAGTTAATAAAGAAATGGCTGTTTTAACCCAAGACGGAGTATAAGAATACTCCTTTTTAATATTTTTTAAAGGAGGATTGATTTTTTATGAGCATTTATAAAAAATTCAAAAAAGTTAAGCTTAACATCATTCAGGGTAGGCAGTTAAAACCGTTCCATACTGCTGCGGTTATTCAAGACCATGAAGACCGTATTGCTGCATTAGAAGCGGAGTCATCTTCCAGTGAAGGCGACATTGTTACTTACTCATTTAAGAGTTATGCTGACGCCGAAGGAACTATTGAATGGGGCGAAGGAACTGTAAAATCTACCGGTGTTGTTAAAGGAAACTATGCGGAAGCAGAAGTATTAACTAATACTCCTGATGAGTCTTATGTAGGTCAGAAATTCTTTATTAGAAGTTCTGCCAAAGCTGATGGTGAAACTATATATAAATGTTACACTGATGCTGGTAAAACCGCTGCTGGTTTCTGGATAAGCATAGACGACGTATAATATTATTTTTTTAAAGGAGGTTTTACTTTATGAATCAAGAGGATAAAACCTCTAATTTTTCTATGGAAGATTTTTATAAAGTTTTACGCTATATTCCGAAAGCTCGTGTTGATAGGCAAGAACCTTGTCAGTTTGAGGAGTGTATTGTTGAAGGGCAGAAAGCAGTTTTGGAAACTATTCATGGTGATTTTAATGGGACTGACAATGTGCAGTTATACCTCAATTGTCATGGGGTTAATGTAGATGTCAGTAATGTTTTACTAGGTTTTAGTCCACTATCTAACGGAAATGTAAATCTGCTCACAGTAAACAGTAGTGATGATGAACTCGATGTAAATAATGATACCATTATTAATTTTACACTAGACCGAAATGTGAGAGCTACTGACAAAAGTAGGATATTAACCGGAATACAGTCCATCACAGTAGACTTCGGCATAGACGCAACAAGTGTAGAAATCTTAAAAATAATCATAAGAAGCTTAGACTACACTTACACCTTAGCAGACTTAGAAATAGCATGTGAAAACGGAGAGGCATATGTCCTCCGAAGATTAAACAACATGTACAACGAAAAAGAGGAAATCAAGGAAATACCTGACATACTCCATCAATACGTTTACATGGCTGCTGGGGCATTTGCATGGCTAACTCGTTGGGAATACGAAGCAAAACCAATGAAAGAACCTAAATCCGAAAGTAACAACTATGCTGACAGATTACTCGGACAAGTAGACGACGCAATCAAAAAATACCTATCCAACATTGAAAACAACCGAGACGAAGAGTATTTAAATTTAGATCAGGTAACCACTGGCGAGATAACATGGGGTATTAGATGACACGGGAATTATCAAGAATCACTACTGTTCTAGAAACAATTGCTTTGGCAATAAGTGATAGTGAAGATTTTAAAAACATACCCGTTTTCTATGATACCGTCGAAGTCATGCCAGATAATATGCCTGACACTTGCATTGTTTTTAAAGCGAAAGAATGGGATAATGATGACACTTACTGTAATCTTGAAAGACAGTTAGATATTTGTATTTTATACAATACTGACAATGAAAGAGAGATATTTCTCGGTTTAACCAAATATGGTGAGGACTTAAAGGCATTAATCGATGAACTTGTTTTAACTACTAATTTGGATATTACATTCCTTAGCGGTAGCGAGATTTATGCAAAAAAAAACAACCGTGAAGATAGTGAGAGTTACAAAGGCAGTAAGACTTTATTCAGTTCTATGATTGTTTTAAGTTATTCATTGAGGTATTAAGACAATGAAGATTAAGTATATTGGAAATCGCCCAGTTAAAAATTTGGATTTGGTTTTCTTTCAAATATTAGAACCTACTGATGAAATATATCCGGGCGAAATAATTGAGATTCCAGACGATAAAACTGATTTAATTAACCGTATGAAAGTTAATGGTAATTATGAGGTTTACAATGAACCTAAAAAGACAGTAAAACCTACTGTTAAGAAGGAAAGTAAACCTAAAAAGGATAAAAAAGATAAAAAGGAGGATAAATAATTATGGCAGCTATTGCACCAAATGCAAGTTTCCACTATGGCGGATTCGGTATAAAAGACTCCGAATTAGCGGAAGACAAGTATGCCCAATATCTCGTAGGCATTCGTTTTAGCAGCTTCGAGGACGGAAACGAAATCGAAACAGAAACAGACGAAGGTCATACAGGTATTAGCAATCTCGACATGGGCAGTTATCGTAAAACTGCTGAATCCGCACCGAACTGGGAAGATAAATTCAGATACGGCGAAGGATTAGAAGACATATGGTATTTAACTCTCGGAACATACACCGTAGTAGGACACCCAGACGGTTCCGAAGGAACAATCGACGGAGTATACGACTACGAATTTTGTATGCCGCCAGATACCACTGCGGAATTACCTCTTGCCACCATTTACAATGGATTCGGTAAAACATTATACGACGCAAGAGTATTCAACAACGCACTCTTAAACGAACTGGAAGTAACTTTCAACAGTGATGACGCACCTACAATCAAACCAACCTTTGTGTCTGATTACAACAACATGAACATCACAAACCCATTGAGAGACTTCCCACCAGTCAGTAACTTCGTAAAAGCTCCACAAACCACCGTGTATGTTGGAGCAGTAGGAGCTACCGCAGAACAAATGTTAGCAAGTCCTATCGACTGTTTCAAAGAAGCAAGTTTCACAATAAACCACAATGCGGAAAGTCAAGCTTGTCATGCAGACAGTTTCGGTAGAAACACAAAAATCATGGGTTCCCGTGAAGTTACCGGTTCTATAAACATGCCCTGGGTTCAAGGAACTAAATACTTTGAAACCGAATACGAAGCATTTAACAAATACGGACATGTAGTAAGCGAAGAGATCACTAAAAAACAAATCTGGTACATGTGTCAAGGCGGCAATATCCACAGATTCAGTGATTCCGACACTCTCGGCACTGGCGAAACCTTAATCGGTTCAAAAACAGTCAATAATGCTACTGTTTACGAAATCGCTACTGGCATACCTTACAAATGTCTCATTAAATTCCCAGAAGTTGAATTAACAAGCGTTACCTCACCTAAATCCGGAAGCGACGCCAAAGATTTAACAATGGAATACAAAGTCTTAGAAAAACCTACACAGTCCTACATGACTGTAAGCATGGTAACAGACTTAGAAGACTTACACATTGACGATACAGGTACAACCTTAGCAGCACTATGCCCATCAGATAGCGTATTCCCAGCATAATCCTAATTATGTTGGGATATTTTTTTTTAAATTTTTTTTACAATAATTGGAGGAAGTAAAATGGCAAAAAATAAAGAAATTAAACCGAAAGAATTTACTCAAACACAAATTAGACTTTGTGATGGCGACCACTTTTTCAAAAGATGTAGTAACAAGACTTTAAGAGAGTTCGACGAAAGAATCGAACAGAAATTTAAAGAAGCAGAACCTATTACAAAAGAATCTAACAATCTGAACGATAAAAAAGACAGATTAGACAGTCAAATCGACAGTATGAAAAGAAGAATCGAGTTAATGGAACGTAAGGAAGATTTATCCGACGCCGAAATCGATAAAGTAATGGGTTATCATGATAAACTAGATGAATTATACGACGAGTTAGAAGAGCATATTGAAAAAATCAGACTCTTCAACGAGGAAAACGAAGGATTTGGAAACGAAATCACCGAAGCAATCAACAGGATAATGGCAGAAAAAGTCGAAGCGGTTATCGACGGTATAACTGCTGATGAGTTTCTGGAAAATGCTGACGCTATTGACATGCACATTGCAGACAACATCTCAAAGTATTATGAAATGTGTATGATAGGCGAAAGAGCTTCTAAAATCCAACAAGAAATAAGAGATGACTGCGAAGAGTTTCGCAAACGTCAGAAAGAAGCAAGAGCATAATACTGACAGTGAGATAGTCCCAAATCCAATGAACACGTCAAAGGTTTGGGCTATTGAATCTGTTTTATTAGAAATCTACTCATTACTCGCCCACAGGATTAAAGGTTTGGGCTGGTCTTTAACTGATTTCTGGGAAGCTGACACATGGACTACTAGTAAACTATATCTCATGGAGTTGGCTTTAATAGAAATGGAAGAGAATGAGCTGGACGATAAAAAGGACAAAAAAGCGGAGTTCAATAATCCCGAAGTAGAAGATGTTTACGAGGAGATGTTTCCAGATGATACGGATTGAAGTAACAAAAGAAACCGTTTCAGAATATTTTAGACAAGTGGGAGCGACCTTTAAAGAGGAAACCCCACAAATACTCGAAGATATGGGAGACATACTCGTAGACAACATTACTACTTTTGCACCTGACTGGAACCCGAACTTATATCTAAGCGGTTACGAAAAAGACTGGTGGGTAATAGAACCTACTAAGACTGGAACACTGCTTGATATTCTCTATACAGGTATGTTATACGAAGATACCGTTGGAGAGGACGAAATGAAAGGGTGGTGGGAATTTGGAGGACACTCATATTATCCACCGGCACCACCTACACGTGATTACGCTTACTTCCAAGAAACCGGACAAGACCCGATAGCAGACTCCGGTTTAGCAAAACATAAATGGTTTATCGCAAGAGGTGCAAAGAAAAGTCAAGAACCGATAGTAAACAAAGCAAAGGATTATTTGGACGAAATATTAAAATCAGCTCAAAGGTAACTACAAGTACGTAGCAATATTGTGAGGTGGTGCAAATCCACTCATTACCTATTAGTTATCTGCCTTCCAAGTGGGTAAGATACGATTTATTTTATAATAGTGCTTCCTCCAATCCATTTGGAGGCAGTAACTATATTTATTCTCATATTATCTCACATAAAAATTGTATTAGAAATCAAACTACTCTTTTTTTTAATCGGTCTGGTAGGTGGAAATCCTACCTAATACAATTTTTTTTAGATCAAGATTTTTTCAATTATATTAATTAAGTAAGGGAGAGTTTTAAAGTTGGCAGCTATATATACTGGCGGACAGGTTTCAGCTAAGGTTGTTTTAGACCATAAAGAGTTTGATTCTGCTATTGAACAAGTCGCTCAAAGAATGGAAGATTTTAACAAATCTTTAAATGCCAAAGGTACTGGCGATTTTTCTGAAAAAATAGCAAGTCTCGAAAAAAGGTTAAAATCTGCCGAAACTACCATTAGCAGTTTAAAAGATAGGATTGAAGATTATAAGAAAAAGTTAAATGATTTAAGAAATAACCATAAAAGAACCGAAGAGGAATTTAAAGCGGTTACTACTCAATCCAAACAATATAAAAATCAATTGAAAGATTTGGCTACTCAATTGAAAGATTACCGTGCTAATGTTGCGAATGCTAATCAAGCTTCTGCACAGTTTAAAAGTCAAGTGATGGCAGTTGCAAAGGCAATTAAAAATCTGAATACCGTAGAGAGTCAAGCTTCCCAGTATAGTAAAGCACGTATCCGTAATATGAGTATGGCTGCGAAAGCAAACGAGGAATACTCTAATACTTTCCAAAAACAACAGAAATTCATAGATTACATTCATACTGGTTACAATAAGCTTACTGGGGCTATTGTTAAAACTACACAAGTTTTAAAAACTTTTAACTTTGCATTACTTGAAGGAATAGACAAAGAAAGTATATTCTATCGTAGAACAGTACAATTGGCTTCTGCTATGCAGAGAATGAATAGTCAAGGAACTGCTAACTGGGCGGGTAGAGGACAATTCGGTTACAGTCAGTACATTGCACAAATAACTAAAATGAATGAGGCAATGACTCGCCAAAGACAATTAGAAGCTTCTATTAAAGCTCAAAGACTCGATAAGTATTATGCAAAAGTAGGTTCCGCCTCTGCTAAGTATTGGAATCAGATTAGGCAAGGCACTATTAATTTGAACACTTACAAATCTCAAATGAATCAAATTAATAAGGCATTAGCGGAACAGACATCAAGGACAACACAATTAGCTTCTGCTCAACACAGATTATACAATACTTATCATAGTGTTAATCTGAACAGTTATAAAGCAAATATGGGTGAGATTAACGCCGCATTAGAAAAGCAACAAGCTAATTTTACTAAAACTGATACTAACGCTCGTAAAGCGGGAAGAGGTATAACATCATTCAACAATGGTGTTGTTCAAACCGCACATTCCGGTAGAATACTCTCCAACACTCTCTATCAAATAAGAGGAGCATTACTCTCTCTTAAAATGATATTTACCGCAATGGGCGGAATGGCTTTATGGGGATTCGCTTCCAGTATTGCCGAAGGAGTAAAAGAAACATTATCTGCTAAAAACGAAATGGAAGCACAACTCCGCCAAAACGAAAAAGTAGGCGAAGGCGGAATCGCATATTTCAATAGGGAACTTGAAAAGACAACTAAACTCTTCCCAAAGATTAATAAATACTCTATCGGGGAAACAGTCAGTTCAATTGGTTTAGAATTTAACTTAAATGCTAAACAGATGGCAGAATCATTAGACATTGTTTCAATGGTGCAATCTGAATATGTCAGAGCTGGACGTAAAGAAGCAGAAGCAGCATTAGCAGTAAAAGATATTCTGCAAGGTGAGTTTAGCAGATTATCCCGTGAAACCGGTGTAGGTAAAGAAGAGTTAGAAGCATACGGTTGGAACGGTAAAAAAGAAGACGTCGAAAGCTTAATGAAAGCTCTCCGTAAAGCTGCGAAAGATAGGCACTGGGACGTTTTCGCCGCCAAAGCAACAAGTTTAAACGATGTAATGACTATTCTAAGGTCAAGATTTAGCGAAACCGGTGCAGACATCTTAAACAGTGCAACACCATTAATCGTAGGTGCATTCAATACATTAATCGGTGCAATCGATAAAGTCGAAAATGCCTTCAACGGATTAAACAGCTTCTGGCAAAACGCCACATTATACGGAGGTTTATTGTCAGGAGTATTAGCTATCGGTACTGCATTACCAATGGTTACAAAAGGCATGGGCTTAGCAGACATCGCTACTATCGGTTGGGGTAAATCATTAGCAACCGCTGCATTAAACTTAAACAAAGCAGAAGTGGCACAATACGGTTTCCGCAAAGCATTAGCAGCAGTAATCACTGGAACAAAAGCAAGTGAACTCGCAAACAGAAGAGCATCAACTGCCATCTTAGGTAGGATATTAGGTGTTAATCAAGCAGTTCAAGCGGAACAAGGATTAATCGGAGCATTAGTCCATTCAAAAATGTCATTAAAAGGTGTTAATCTTGACGCCGAAGCTGGTGCAGTGATAATGGGTAACTTACGTCAAAAAATAATCTACCTTGCCAAAGGTGAGATTGTAGCAGATCAAGCAAGTGCTACATGGGGTAAGACTTTAAAATCATTAATTACTTCAACAAAATTATTAAGAATTGCCTTATTTAGTTTAATGGCAGTGAATGTTATTGTATGGTTAGCTAATGTTGCTGCATGGTGCGATAAAGTCAAACAGAATGTTGATGCTTTCAATGATGTGGCAGAAAACGGTAAACAATTATTAAAAGATGCCGAAACTACTGTATCTGATTATGAAACTGCATTAGGCAAATTAACACAAGGTACAGATGAGTATGCACAAGCGGAAGCTAACCTTGCACAAGCAAGAGCTAACCGTGATGACATTAAACAGGCACAAGAATTAGTAACTGAATATAAAAAGCAAAATAAGGAAACTGAAAAAGCTATTAAGTTAGAACATCAGTCAAATCTTAAAGATAGTTACATTCGTGCTGGTAAAGATTATAAAGAAGCTACTGAAATGGCTTCTGGTTACACTGAAAAAGTAAAAACCGGACAATACTATATCAACAAGTCTCTGGAAGAGTACGATACCAGATTATACAGAGCTTCTCAACATGTAAATGAACATGTAGATGAATTGAAAGCAGCTGGTGCTTCACAAGAAGATATGATACGGTATATTGATGAGTATAATCTCGAAGCGGAAAATGCTGCGGAATTATGGAAAAAGTTTAATCAAGGTGATATGGCTAGTGGTGCTTATGCTATGTTATCCGAGTTAAAGTTAGCTTGGATAGATATTAGTCATCACCCAGAAGTTGTTAAATTATTCCAAAACCTTTCAGAAACTTGGAAAGGACTTCAACCTACTTTAAAATCCATTACAGAAGATTTAAAATGGCTTGGATTAAGATTAGTCGATATAGGAAACTTCTTAATGTCTAATGACTTAGGTAGAGCAGCTGTAACATGGGGAGCTTTCGGAGCAGTTGTAGGTGTAGTCGCATTAAAAATCGGTAAATGGGTTTCTGGAAGTAAATCCACAATCGGTATGCTTAAAACAATTGGTAGCAAACTTAAAGACCGTATTACTGATTGGAGGAACTACGGGGACGAAGCAGAAAAAGCTAATAAGAAAGCTGGTGGAACTACTTCCACTGGTGGAATCAATGGCGATGTTTCTAAAACAAGTGGAACTTTCAAAGAACAGTTAGGAACTCAATTAAAAGCTGACGCTATCAAATATGCCCGTGCTGCTGTTGCTATTGCCGCCGGAATGTTATTAATAACAGAAGCAATAGTATTACTCCGAGCACCTATGGGAGCATTAGCAGAACTCGGTTGGCAATTCAAACAATGGGAACCTGAAATCAAAAAAGGAATAGAAGGATTACAACTCATCGCTCCGACTGTAATCGCATTATTAATCCCAGTAACTGCATTAACTCTAATCTTAGACAAATATGCACCATCATTTACAAGTATGGTAAAAGGTGGATTAAAAGCAGCTGTTGGAATCGCAATGGGATTACTCCTTGTAACCGAAGCAATATTCATGTTAAAAGCTCCAATGTGGGCTATGGCAGAAATCGGTAAAGACTATGCTGTTGGCAAAGCAGACATCGAAAACGGTGTAACTGCAATGAAAGTATTAGCAGACGCATTACAATACCTCGTTCCATTCGTACCAGTATTCGCTGCGGGAATTGCATTAGCAGCAATAACATTCGCCGCACCAGAAATCGGCATAATCTTAGATGTTGCAGCAGTCGCCGGTATCGCCGGAGGTATGCTCCTTGTAGCAGAAGCAGTCGTAGCTTTAAGAGTCCCATTAGAAGCAATAAGAGAATTAGGTAACTCCTTCACTGATATAGAAGGTGCAAGAAAAGGTGCCGAAGCATTGAAAGTTACTGCCGACGCAATGACTTATGTCGAACAAGGCATGAGAGCTATGGCAGGTATCCAATGGGATTTAATAGTCTACTATGTAGGATACCTCGCCGGAGTAGCTATCGGTGTTGATTTAACAACAATAACCAGTGAAGGCGGTTTCTTCGACCAGTTAAACACATTCATAAAAGACTTCAACAAACTAAACCTGGAACCTATTGACGCCGCCAAAGTAGAAAACCTAAAAACAGCTTCTACTGGAATGGAAAGCGTAGGCGAAGCATTGAAGAGTGTTAAAACCGCAATGGATAACTTACCAGATGAGTTCAAAAACGATTCCAATAAAACTGCAAACGATAAATATCAACAAGCAGTAAGCGGAACTACCACTGACCCACAAGGTTACTTCGACCAGTTCAAAGAACCTATCAAACAATTAAAATCATTCATTGACGATTTCAACAAAAGCGAAGACTATGCTATCGAACCTCCAAATCAAGACCGTATAACTGCAATACAACAAGCGTCATCAATGATTGGAACAATTAAAACAGCAGTTGATAACGTTAAAGTCGCAATGCAAGGTATCGGAGATGCCGGTTGGGCTGCTAACATGGCAGAAGGCGGATTCGGTGCAGCAGTGAACGGTTGGTTTGCCGGATTAGGAGGCGGTTCAGGCAACGGTGGAGGTGCCGGAGTCTACTCATCAAGTCTCGGCAGCTCATTCCAACAAATGGAAGATGTCATCAGCGACATAATCACCTTTAACAATAACGTATCTACAATCATTGGTGGAAGCACCGGAGGCGATAACAGTGGAACCGTCGATGCACTTGCCGGTATGGTTACCGCAGTAGATCAAGCAATACAAGGTTTATCCGACACCTTGACTAATGCGGTTCCAACTATTACAGGTAACGCAAAAGCTATCGGTCAAGGTCTCCATACTGGTGTAAGAGACGGTATCGGGGATTTATCCATTACTGTTAAGAATAAAGTTTCCACTGCGGTTGATGCTGCTAAACCTGTTGCATATACTTATGGTAAAGGTTTAGGTTATCAATTAACAAAAGGTTTCGATGCGGAATTGAAATTAAAAGAAGCTTCCGAAGCAGAGGTTAAATATACCTTTGAATATCTTGATGGGCAAGAACAGAATTTCTACGATAAAGGTGCTAAATTAGGAGATGCTTTAAGTAGAGGTTATAAATCTAAGGGTTTACAACAAGAGTCTCCTGGTTTAATGGCTAGGTCTACACTTCAAGAGATGTATTACATGAGTGATGCTCTTGACGAGGGTATGGCAATGCTGCCAAATAAATCAATTGAACTCGGTAATGCTTTAAGTTCCAACTTCAACCCACAATTTGCAGTAGGCGGATTGTCAGTAGATGAACTCGGACAATTCCAAATGGGTTTAGATACAGTTTCATCTATGGCAACTAATACAGATATTCAAACTTCCGCAGCTTTCACTGACATGAACACTACCGTTGGAACATCAATGCAAGGCATGACAACAAGTGTAAACGGAGCATTCACAAACATAAACCAAAATGCCACTACAAGTTATGCCCAAATAACTAATACCACAAGGACTAGTCTTAAAAATATGCAAGACCAGACCACAAGGAACATTCAAGGAATTAAAACCAGTTGGAGAGGAATGCAAAATGCTTTAATCGCATCAGCGGAAAACATCAGAAGTCAAACCAGTCAAAAAATCGGACAATTAGAGTCCAACATGGCAAGTTTCTGGAACAAAGTTCAAAACCCAGCAAACCTCTTAGGAGCAGCTGGAAGTTCCACAATGGCACAACATACAATCCGCAGACGCAGCAGACCACGTCTCGCAGCGGGAAGTTCCAAACTAGCAGCTGGTAAAACACCGAACATGGGCATATCCAATAGATTCCATAGACAAACTTCCAGAAGAGATAGCAACCTCAATCACTTAGCAGAATATATCAAATGCTTATTATCCGATGGAGTTTGCCTCGCCGGAAGCGGTTGGAGCTTTAACTGGACTCCGGACATACAAAGAGCATTTATGCAATGGGCAACTCACTTCGGGGAAATCTACGACAAACACCTCCGAGTAGGCAAATTTGAAAACGATGACTTCCCAGTCAGAGGTATAAAAGACATTGCATTAGCATACATTGAAGACGCAATTGGTAGAACCTCCTACGAACACTACTTCAACTATAAATACGGTTCACCGGGCAACCCGTTACCAATCTGGCAACATGGTAGCTTTAATTGTGTTGAAGGAGCAGAAGTCGCTATCGGTTTAGCAAATGCTTTCGGATTCGGTGGAGGATACATCGGCTACGGTACATGGGACGGTGAGGGACACGGTTTCGCAGTAATTCCGGGTCTAGGAGTCATTGACGCAACCGCAATCCAAAACGGTTATGGTTTAACCTCACCGAAAGTTAGAGGTTACCCATCAGCGGGTAGTTCAAGGTCATCAGGCAGCAGCAAACCAGTGGAAATGGGTAAGAAAATCGAATTTGGCGATATTATTGTTAATATCAATGGCAAAGTCGATGACGCTAAGGAAACTGGTAGAGAAGTTGCAGAAGAGATAATTTATAACGTTCTTAAAAGAAGCGATGCTACTGGATTGTAGTATTTGCTTCTAAAAAATTCTTTTTTTTAGGTGATTAGATTGTACAAATTAAAAAAAGTAGATAGTTTTCACGATAACATAAATCGAGAAGGTTGTTTCGACAGTCAAGACATGAATGGTGTTGATTTGAATTATAGGATAGTTTTCGCTTCCAAATTACCATCATACATGGAAACAGTCAATGACTGCCTTGACGACGAAGGAACACTTAACGAAGACGTAGAGTTAATTGACACTGGCGACGATACTCTAATTGCTTTATTATGGAATGAAGGAATTAACGCCAACCGTTATATCTCTTGTGCGACATCTAGTATTGTTGTCGATTTAGGAGATGTTAATGTAACCGTAGCAGGACTGTTTTTAGTAGATAACAATACTGGTTTCGTTATGGCTTATAATATTCAAGATAAGGAAATTAAAATTAATAAAGACCAGGCAGTATTCCCACTAGACGGATTACTTTGGTCTATACATGATGGAGTTGAACAATAAAATGACAGAAACAATATCCGTTCCATTAGATCTAATTCCAACACCACTTTTCAGAAAAAAGTATAATGTGAGTTACAGTGATTCAGATTTCGATGGAACTAATAAATGGGAAATAGTTATAGCTACTGTTTGTCCGGATAACTTAAACGACTGTTTAGATAGCAGTGGAGTTTTAACTGGTGTAACAGTTGCAGATTCAGAAGATATTAGTTTAAACTTAACAGAAAACGGGAATATCGGTTGTTATGTAACTATTAAAAATAATGTTACAATGTCATTAGACTCCGATGTTGATGTTAAAGGACTTTTCCTTAGAAAAAAATCTAATAACTTTATTCTTATGGGTATGGTTAATCAAAAACCGATGAGATTTTGTGATGGAATGACTTTTGAAAAAGATAATGTGTTATTTGTTATTGAAGGGTGATTATAATGGCTACAATTCAGAAATACGCCAAAACTGTTATCAATCAGCACGATTTAAAATATACTCGTAATGATTGGGAACACCCAGAAAATGCTCAAAATTATGTTACTAACACTGCGGCGAAAGGAGCATACACAAAAGTCAAATCCAAATACATTAAACCTCATACTCTCTATGCTTATGATTTTGAGATGGGCGAGGACTTACCGAAAGGAGCTTTTGTCAAAAGTATTAAGTTTGAAGTTCGTATGCGTCATTCTGG